GGGCTTTCGGAAAATCTGAAAAGGTTTGTCCTCCAAAAAGTGGCAAGAACAATAATCGAGATACGTATCCCAAAGAAATTAATGCACTCATTCTACAGATTTATGAATCAAGGAAATTGTCCTCTTCACAAGCTTGGCATGAAGGGCGCAGTGAAAATAAATCTAGTCTCTACGCCTGGGGCACTCAAGGTGAGCTGCGAAAGTCCTTGAAATACCCACCGACCAAAGAAAAGATCACTGAGTTTGTTAGGTTCTTCCGTTCCGATAAACGTTTTGATCAAACTTTAGTGACTCAGCTAGAGATTCATCTAGATACAGATCTTTACTGGGACGAAATTGTAGAGATCGCCCCAATTGGAAAACAAGAGTGTGTCGATTTTGAAGTTGAGGGTACCCACAATTTTGTTGCTGAAGGTCTTGTCACTCACAATTCCACATTACTCGGTAACACTTGCTTAGCCTATTGTGCCATGAATCCGTTCTTCCGGGTGCTGTATGTTTCTCCTTCCAACCAGCAGACCAAAGTTTTCAGCCGGGACCGCCTCAAAGAACCTATGGAGATCTCTCCGATCCTAAAGAACTACTCCAACAGCAAGTTGCTCTCCAACGTTCTCGAGAAAAAGTTTGTCAATCAATCTCAGATAACACTGCGTTTTGCCTTCTTGAACGCAGACCGCGTACGTGGAATTCCCGCAGACAAGGTTATGATTGACGAGTTCCAGGATATTTCATTGGAGAACATTCCTGTCATAGAAGAGTGCGCCTCTCACTCTTCGTTCAAACTCTTTACGTACAGTGGTACTCCTAAGTCTCTAGACAATTCCTTGGAGCACTACTGGTCTAGGTTCTCTACGCAGAGTGAATGGACTGTACCGTGCAAGCACCACGGTACTCCTACCAATCCTGGCTCATGGCATTGGAATATCTTGGATGAGGACAATATTGGTAACACCAGTCTAATCTGTGACAAATGTGGGAAACAGCTATACGCCAATGACCCCGACTGCCGTTGGGTAGCTATGAACCCGAACCCCCGGGTTGAAAAACCATTTGAGGGTTATCGACTACCACAGTTGATGGTCCCCTGGATTGAATTCTCCGACATCAAGGATAAGCAGCGGAAGTACAGCCGGGCCAAGTTCCATAATGAGGTGTTAGGGCGTAGTTTCGATTCCGGAACTCGGCCGCTCACCCGACAAGACGTACGGAAGAATTGTTGGGATGACCTCTCTATGCAGTACTACCGGGAGGCCACGCAATATGCCAACCACTACCCGTTGTTCATGGGTGTGGACTGGGGTACCGGAGAGGCCGCATATACTGTTGTGTCCATTGGAGGGTACCTCCCGTTCAATATGGAGAAGTTCACCTATATCTATTTCCATAGGTTTGAGGGGTCAGAATCCGAACCTAAGTACCAGTTGGACATTATCAAACAGCTCGTTAAGGATTTCAACGTACGGACAATAGGGACTGACTACGGCGGAGGTCATTGGCCTAATGACGAGCTGGTCCGGGAATTTGGGGCAGAGAGAGTCAAGAAATACCAATGGGTAGGTAACGTCAAAAAGAAGCTTTCCTTTGAGCCGCGTCTAGGTGTGCCCCGATTCCTGTGTCATAGAACCGAAGTTATGTCCGATCTATTCAATGCCATCAAACGAGGTAATGTTTTTACCTATCCGAGATGGGAAGAGTTCGAGGATCCTTTTGCTTCGGATTTCCTAAACATCTTCAGCGAATACAATGACCGGCTGCGCATGAACGTTTACAAGCATGCCCCTAGTTGCCCCGACGACTCATTCCATTCAGCTACGTACTGTTTCCTGGCGTCGTTCTTCTACCGTACTCGAGCGGATGTCATTTTGCCCACAAAAGAGGTAGATCGGGAAATGGGAGAGACTTCTGAAGAGGACCTGGACGTGACCTAAGGGTGTGGCTGAATCGTCTGGCTATTTCCTTCTTTAGTCTTTCTCTCTGGACTTCTGTCTCAATCAAGTAGTAGTTATCCGTTGGAGAGGCGATGAACTCAGGCATCGGCTTTTTAGATCGCTCGATACTGTCGAGAGTGATATACAAGGTGCGCCTACCGCGGACGGCAATACGAATGAGAGTACTGTCAGAGAGCATTCTAAATATGGTGGCCCGGGATTTCCCTAAAATCTCCATAGTTTCTCTCAAATCGACCAAAACTTGGCCTTCAGTCTCAATTCTTCCCACTACGGTCTCCTCGTGTTAACTTGGATGCTATACCTTTGGAGTGTGAGGACGACATGGATCATTTGGCATTTGAACTTACTCGTCAGTCCACCTATGCAAAGCTTGGGCCCGAAGAACTAGAAAGTTTGGGCAAACAAGCGTCCTCTGACTACCTTGGTGGAGGTATCTCTCTGAATGACGCTGTCGTCAAGATCGCAAAGCAATATCCAAGTATCTCTTCGCATCAGATTCGGCGCATAGTTGAATTTGCTAATCAAGAGACGTTTTCTCGCCTGTTCGAGAAGCAGGCTAGCGACAAGAACGTAGAGTTCAATGTAGCCGATCCAGGGGAGATTCTCCAGAGCCTTAACAACGGAGCTCGGCCATCCATTATGACGTCCGATCCGCCGGATTACTCTATTGATCCTGTCGCCAAGACTTCCGCCTCAAATGTAGAGGCCGACCTCGCGCTGACCAGGATGTTCCTGGGTTTTGACCCGGCCAGCCCATACTCGGAGAGGGCCATTGTGGCAATGGCAAAGCAGGCATCAAATGGCCAAGAGTACGTCACTAGGATTTTGGCAGTCGAAAGCCCCGATAACAGTGAGGCCATCGACCGTATTTTGAAAACTGCATCTGTTTCAGAAGAGGAGGCCCGAAGTGTAGGAGACACGTTGAACGTGAATTTCTCCGAAATACCTTCGGACCAGTTTCGGCGGGGAATAGACACGGAGTACAAAGAGCACCACACTCCCGATGACCCGACCACCAATGTCATCAACACCCGTAGGGAAGCCGGACAGATTGCCTTAAGTCACTTCAAAGAAATTCCCAAGGACCGACCAAAAAACTACTACACAGAGCTGGACCACATGGAAGAGAAGATGAAAGGTGCGGCCATGGGGTACGAGGTCATGCAGCGACCTCCAACCCAAAGAGCTACAGCACAAACTGCTCAGCAGGGTGGAGTGAATGACCCGGCAAGTGGGGACCACCCAGAAGACATCCATCAAAAGAACGTCCGGGCTCTAGACCGCAGGATTGAAATCGAGAAGAAGAAACAAGAGCTGGCCAAAACCCAATTCCAGACCCAAGAACTTCTTCAGGGTGGCCAACCACAGCAGGCTCAGATGGCACAGCAGGCTGCGCCTCAACAAGCTGAACAAGCCGCTCCTCAAGAAGCTATGCAGCAAGAGGCTGCTCCTCAAGAAGCAGGACAACAGGCTGCTCCCCAACAAGCTGAACAACAGGCTGCCCCTCAAGAAAATACTGTTCAAGGTGGTCAACTGAGCCCGGAGGAAATCGAAATGCTGACACAGCAACAAGGTGCCTCGGCTGTATTGCCGGGACAGAAAACGGCAGCCGCTCTTACCAAGACAGCAATGAAGTACGCTAAGGCTGACCGACCGGGTTCAGAGAAAGTGTTGGAAGATCTTAGGGCCGCTACTTCTCTGACCCGTATCAAGCAGGCTTCAGCTCGGCATGAACAATACCCGATGGCTAATCCCCACGGCGAGCTCATCCGCACTAAGCAGAAGATCTCTACGCTCCTGGATGAAGCCCTCCCCGCTCGGGATACTAACCTCAACATGACCAAAGAGGCTCAAGCTGAGTTTGAGCACGAAGTAACACAGTTCATGTTCAATGGGGGAAACCTTGGTGAAGTTGCTCATGTGATGGAAACGATTGGAGGTAATGACCCGGTCATTATCAAACAGGCCACACGTCATATGGTCGATCACCTGATTAAACGCGGTATGGACTCATCCAAAACCCAAGCTGAAATGATCAACTATGAGATGACGAAATCGGCATCAAAGAGAGATCTCAATCCGGAGAGTCTTATTGTGTCGTCGTTCTCTAACTTCTTCAAGCTAGCCTCCAACCAGGCCTTGTTGAATAAGACATATTCAGATGTTAAGAAAGCCCACGACCAAGTAGAGACCGCTCTCAAAGAGGTGATGCGTGCTTCTTCACGCTAGCAAGACCGCAGGTCTGTTTCTTAGAGCAGCCGATTCCCTCATCAGCGGGGCTGGGTCTGCTGTTAAAGGGACAGGAAAGCTCACTGGGAAAGTGCTTGGTAGAGTCGGAAAGACGGTTTGGAAACATCCGAGGACTTCTATTGCGCTTGCTGCTGGCACTGGGATGACTGGTGCCGCGGTAGCTGAAGGTATGAGACGAGCTTCACAGGGAATGGAACCTCCGTATCCACAGCAACGCCCCCCATCAATGTACACTTTGCGATGAGGACAACTATGAACTTCGAAGAAAAACTTGCCGAAGAAGCCTTCAAGAAGCTGACTCCAGAACAGATCGAGAAGGTGGCCGCGAACGCTCAGAAGTTCGTTAGCCTTGTGGAGAAAGACCCATCGCTGCTTCAGGAAGCTGGTGAGAAGCTTGGTTTCGACTGGGCAGAATTTGGTCGCAGAGCTGGGATGGGTGCTGCCTTTGCAGGTGGTGGTATGGCAGCAATGAAAGGTATCAATTACCTGGGGGATAAGGCCAAGGAGTTTTCTCTTAGCTTGGGTAAGGCGAAGGCCTACAAAGACATGCTGGACAATAACCCTCAACTAGGTGAGGAAGACATTGATGCTCGGGCAGTTCAGATGCATTTTGATACTCTCTACCGGTTCAACCCAGAGTACGCTCAAGACCCATTGGTAGCTGGTGCATATGTTCAAAACGCTATTGAAATGGCACGTCCGAACCTCGACACGGTGAACAACCTAGTTAACGCTAGGAAGAATATGGTCGATACAGCCTCCAGAACATCTCAAGGAGCAATAGATCCTCGAGCAGTAGGTTCAGCCGCGCATAGTGCTTATCAGATCGCCCGAGTTGTCTCTGGGCTGGATCCCAACGATTAATCATGCTGACAAAGCTTGCTACATTCCGGGGAGTCTCTTCGGAGGGAGAGCCCCTGGCGCGAATCTTCCGTCCTGGTGATTCAATCACCAAGATCGCGGGCGAAATGATGCCCAAGATTCGTGAGTGGTTGAGTTCTTACAAAACAGACCCCAACAAGATTGCAGTACTAGTTAATGCAATGGGGGCGTCGGAGTACTGGGGGCAAAATGTCAACGGGGACATCTTCCCAGAGAACGCTCTAGTTCATGATTGCAGGAATCATCCTTCGGATCAGCATCCTGTTGATGACTTCACCGGAAAAATAATTCCTCCGTACGGCTATTGGACATTCCTACAGGCGTTTTCTTACGTACATCATCGCAATAAAGACCCCAACCGGGCATTCGGTAAAGTGGTCCTGGCGGTGTGGAACCCAAGGATGCACCGGGTTGAGCTTGTTATCCTGCTGGATAAACAACTCGCTTTACAAAACGGAGCACAGCACGTCGTAGATAGAATACTGGCT